TTCAATAACAATTTTTTTCAATTTATTACTTGAATCAAATAAAGCAAGTTCATCAGGTTCAATCAATTCTGCTTCTATTTCATCTAAATCAGTTTTATCTGTTTTATGAACAGTAATTCCTATAGCATCAGATAAAGCAAAAGTCACTCGTTTTGTTCCAGGTTTAGATTCAATTATATCGCCTGGAAGTAGTTTTTTCATCCCATTTTCAGTCCAAGCTATTATTTCTCCCATAGCGCACATAAAAAAGTGATCTTTTAAGTGAACTTTACCAACAATTAGCGTTCCGGCTGGTCTAGTTAGCTTTCTACAATACATTCCTTCAGAGAAATAATGTTCTGTTTTAAGCTCAACTTGTGGCATACAAGTCATTTCTGCTTGTAGTTTTAATATTTGTTCTTGGGTAGGAATACCCATTTTTTCAATAATGTCAGACATTGTAATAAGGCACTTTATAAGGTTTACCAGCTACTGTAATGTTAATAAAGCCTACAGGATTGCTAGGAAGCGTTCCTGTCCCTTTTGTTGCGTTTGTTGCGCTTGTAAAGTTTAATATATTCAAAAAATACTGCTGCCATGCCCTTGTAGGCATTTTTGTTTGTTCATCTAAAACAGGTGTATTTGGGTAACTATTCGATTGACTGTTACCCCACAAGACATTAGCCATTAGTTTTCCCCTGCGCTTGCTTTAAGGTTAGCGGATACGATTACAGCATTGATTGGATCGGTTACAACTACTTCATAAACTCGATCTCTTGCCCAACCCAATCTACGCCAAATAATACGATTTCTGTATTTACCTGTTTTACCTATTGTTGACCAATGTTCATTTGACCATGTTGAGCCGCCATCTGATGACCAACGCAACATAGCTTGTGGGTTTGTAGTAGGCGTTAAAGCGTTTAAATTTTGATCTAAACCTATAATTATATCGTTATTAAAACCAATTAAATAAGTGTTTAATGGGCCAATAATTAAAGGATCACCTACAAGATTACCTTCTGTGTTTGATAGTCCTGTAGTTCCTACACCTGGTTGAAATTGTATTTGTAATTCGTCAAAATATTGACGTTGCAAGTCTGTAGTCAAATGCGGGCATCTACGCAATCTGCGTATAGCATCGCTATTATCTGTGTAATTGTTAGGGTCTAATTGGTAAATCTGACCATTTTGCCAATCGCCTACTAATACTACGTTTTGAAAGAACGCAGAGCAATTTGAGCGATGACGATGGTAATTGTTTTGAGAGTCTGTCCATAACCATTTGTGCCATAACTGAGTCGTAATGTCATACACCCAAGTAATATCAAGGCTAGGGAATGTTACTACATAGCACTCATGGCCTTCTAATTGATAAGTATAAGCAATAGCATCAGAAATGTTTTGATTAACAAGCGTGTTTTCTACAGCATGAGTTGATATTCTTTGCGGAAAATATCCATTCATAATGACTATTTCAGCTTGACCACGATTGTTTTTAGCTATATAAGCAAAAGAATTGCCTAAACGAGCTATTGAGTTTGCTGCGGCTAAACCATGCTGACTTGATGAGCCAGGGATTCTTTGAAAAGCAAATGGGAATGTACCTTGATCTGCCCATACTTCTGAAGTAGATTCACCTAATAAATAGACTTGTCCATGATCGCAAACTAAAGAAACAAGGTTATCAGGCCCTGTAAATTTACTTGCATAGCTTAATCCATAAGTAATAGGACTTAAAAGATTAGAGGCTGCCCATTGTTGGGTGCTAGGTCTGTTGTAAACAAAGTAATTATCTACAATATCTACAATTGAAGCACCTGTAAATGCACCATCTGAGCTAGGTAATACGCTAAAGTTAAGCAAATACATTGTTTCAGATGAAACAGTTTGTGATCCACTTACTACATAATTACCTGTTGAGCCTGATCCTGTACCAAAAGTAAGGTTAAGGGTTAACCCTGTTCCTGATCCATTTGTAGAAGTAGAGGCTGGATTTGTAGGAGTAGAAGTATAAGCACCGGCAAATGTTTGTGTCAATCCAGTAACAACGCCTGCTGAAATAGTTGATACTGTATAAGTAGCAGGACTTGAGCCATAAACACCGCCTAAAACAGTTATAGTGTCGTTTACAGCGTATCCTGTGCCACCTGTAGCAATAGACTGACTTAATACAGTTCCAGAGCCTAAAGCTGTAACTACAGTATTAGCAGTTACGCTTGTTCCTTGAATGGTTTGTCCTGGATAAATCGTTCCACTTGTGACGGCTGTTACAGTAAGGGTTGACCCTGATATAGAAGCAGTTATAACCCCAGCTACAGTAGCAGAGTTCATTTGTATAGCAGTTGCAATAGTCGCTGAATTATTGATTGTCCAAGTTGTTCCACTACCGCTAACAATAACTGTTTCGTTAGGAACGCCAATACCAAACAATGCTTGATTTGCAGCAATTGTGCCGCTAATGATTCTTGTTATTGTAAGAGTTGTGCCAGAGATTGTGCCTTGAAATACTGCTGCGCTAGGTGCTGAAATGCGCCATGTATAGCGATAAGAGCCATCAACTATATAGACGTTTGTGCCGTTATCACTAATGCCTACTTGACCTGTTGAGCTATTTAATTGCCCAATAATAGTAGGCGTAAAACTAGAATTAAGAACATAAACGTATGGGCCACATACTGCAACGCAATAATTACCACCGCTTACTGTTCTCATACCACGAACTACTTGGGCATTTTGTAACGTTACTACGTTAGTAAGACCAGGAGTAGGGTATAAAGCAACAACGCCTCTTGCGCCTTGACCTTTAGTTGGGTCAATTTCAGGCCTCCAATTTATGCACTCAGAAGCATCTTGATAGATACTTGGTGCAACATAACTAGCTCCAACAAAACCAAAATCAGCCATATTTATTCCTGAATGTAGGTTTTATTGTGAAGTATGCCAAATATGACATTTTGAGTAACGCCAAATTTTTCTGCTATTTTTCTACTAGAAAGAACACCTTGCAACAATCTAATTTCTTTAACTTGTTCTAAGGTCAATTTTCTTAATGCTCGTTTAGGCTTTTGTTTTCCAGAAATGCTTAATTTTTCTTTTTGTTGATTTGATAAAACAATGCCCTTTCTTGGCGATGGTTTGCCTATTTTAGCTAAACTCATTTTTTGCCGAACTTCATCTGATGGGTTTGAAACGCCTTCACCACCATTAGTATGATTGACTAATTTTATGCCACGTCTTTTATAGACATCAATAGCTTCTTGTTCGCACAAAAGAGCCAATTCTTCATCAATGTTTTTAGCAATAAATTCAACGATAATTCCATGTTTTTTTACAACTCTTTGCCAATGTTTGCTTCTACCATGCCTTTTATTTGCACGAACACCAACACCCTTACCAATATAAAAAATCTCGTTGGTATCAGCTTTACGATGTTGATATACGTAAAATTGCATATTATCTGAAAAAACCACCGCTGAGGATCCATCCTGCATCTTTTTGTCTGCTTGCCAACATAGCATCAGCAAACCTTGCAGATTGAACAGGTTTCATATTAATACGTTTAACAGTAGCTTTAGCTTGCGCTGCATAGGCGTTAATCATCCCTATTTGCGTAGGAGAGGCTTTGCCATACATAGGCATCAATCGTTCTGCTAGACACCATCTAAGAGCCATTGTGTAGCCTTGTGGAAGAATAATCGTATCATTTAAGTTTGTATAGCTTTGAAACAAATTATCTGTAAAAATGTGCATTTCGCCTTGCGATGGATTAGGCCATACATAAATGTTACCTAATGTTTCGCTAGGCTGATAATAAAGAGCTTTAGGCCAAGGCCCATTTAAAGTCTTTAAACCAATCATTTGATAATCTTCTACTGCAAGAATAGAGATTGGGTAGTCCAAGCCACCATTGACAATAGGTACACCATTACTATTTGTATTAATGCGTACAAATGCTGAATCAATACTTAATGGTCTTTGATAATAAGCTGTAATTGTTGTAGAGCTTACATTTTGATAAATATTGATTTGATAAGTTCCTGCTTCATTGACGTTATTGCCTGCGCCTGTGAGCATTTTTTCAATAGTTGTTCCTGATGTAATTCCTGTACCACTTAAAGTTTGACCTACATTAATTGCGCCTGAATTTATGCTAGTAACTGTCAAAATATTGCCTGCAATTGATCCTGTAAAACTTGCATTTATATCGCCAGTAGGGCCAATCGTATATTGAGTTTGTCCTGCAACAATAGGGAACACGATTTCATTTTTATAGAACACCATCATTTCTTCGTTTGACCATTGATCTACAAGGTCATTGAGCATATCAAAAGCATCTTGCGCTGCATCTGCGCTAGGTGCTTCACCAGCTTCTAATGCGCCTATGTCTTTTAATGCTCTAGAAACAATGTCATAAGGTGTGGTCATTTTACATTCCTACTTTGAATACTTGGGGTTGCCAAGGTGGGATTACTTTATTTTCTAATGCTTCTAATTGTTCTTTTAAACGCTCAATAATGTGGCATTTGCCGTCTTTTTGAGCTTCTTGTTCAATCCAGCTTGCTACCATTTCTTCTGTTACTTGTTCAAATTCAATCTTAGCAGTAGGGCAGTCAAAATACCAATTACCCTCAGTTTCTACTGATTTATCGTCTTGTGTAGCTGTGACATGATAACGAGCATGAGTAATCACGCCATCTTTAGCAGAAACTTCTAGGATTTTCCAAGTAAACATTAAGCACCTGTTTTAGGTTGTAATAATAAAATTTCTGCGGCTTGTGCATCTACTTTAGCGTTTAATTCTTGGATGGCGGCTGTTAATGTGGCAACCAAGAATGATGTATCAATATTTTGATAAATTGGATTGCCTTCAGAATCTACAGCATCTTTTTCACCTGTTACGCAATCAGGAACAATCGCTTGTAATTCATGAGCAATAAAACCTTGACCTTTAGTTTTATCAAAAATCCAATCATAAGTAACTGGTTTAAGTTGTGCAACTGTTGTTAATGCGCCTGTCATTGGCGCAACATTTTCTTTTAAACGATAATCAGATGAAGTTCCATAATTAACTGTTGTTGAAGCTGTTTGTACAATGCTGCCAGCACCATTACCACCTGAGTTAACAAAATACATAAAAGTGGAATTATAGGTAGAACTGGTATTTTTAAGCACCATTCCATTTGTGTTGTAATTATCCGATTGAAAACCAAAAGCACAACTATTAATTGCGCTAGTAACTCCAACAAGCAATCTTTGTGAAGTATCAATAGTTATTGCTGTAGTAGTGCCATTAGTTTGTAAAGTTAATGAACTAGCACTTTTTACTATTGGAGTAGTAACTGATGTTGAACCACTTAATGTTGTAAATGAACCAGCATCAGCAGTAGTTCCACCAATAGCAGGAGGAGAAGCTAAATAGGTGCTAAATCCTGTGCCTGATACTGTTGAACTTGCAGATAAAGTAGTAAATGCGCCTGTATTTGGAGTTACAGAACCAATAGTTCCAGGTGCTGTATATACGCTTGATGCAAGCATTGTGCTTGTAACTGTGCCTGTATCGCCTGTAGTAACTAAAGTTCCAGTAATGGCAGGTACGTTAATAGAAAAGTTAGTAGCAGGATTAGGGCCAACTAAGGCTACTTGCCCACCCGCTGTTGCTTGAAAGACTAATTGACCCATGATTTTTTCCTATGGTGCTATATAAATTGTAGAAGCGGTTAATGCTCCTGTTGATGGATGATATTTTAACTTAGTTGAGCTTGTTTTTAAACCGGTATTGCCTGATGATGCGCTGACAAAAGTAATGTAATAGTCGCTATTTGTTGTTGTATCGTCAGTAATGGCTACGTTTGTAGCGTTTGTTGCAGTAGTCGCAGTTGTAGCAGTTGTAGCTGATCCTGCGCTTCCGTCAATGTTTGTGCCTGTTAGACTAATTGATCCGCTTGCACGATTTAAAGCTATAGCAGTAGTGCCAATATAAACAGTAGAATTGCCTAAAACACCACTTGGAATCGTTCCTGATAGATTTCCAGCAGTTAAACTTGTAAGACTTGCGCCTGATCCGCTAAACCCTGTAGCTGTAAAAATGCCTGTAGAAGGGTTGTATTGGAGCTTAGTAGAGCTTGTATATTCCGTTGATAGGTTTCCGCTTGTTTGATTTGCAAACAAAGGATAACGAGTGCTATTTGTAGTGGTGTCATCAGTTACAGTTGCATAAGACGTTGGGGTAGTCCAAGTAGGAGTTCCTGTGCCTGCTGAAGTTAATACTTGACCTGTTGTGCCAGCAGCAGTAAAGCCTGTTGTACTTGAAGCAGATTGCCAAGGAATAGCTCCTGCAACGCCACCAGCTAGATTTGTAGAAGTCGTAGCTGTTGTGGCAGAACCTACTGATAATGTGCTTTGCGCTACATATTGAGGTGCAGAACCGCTAGACGTTAATACATAGTTTGCAGAGCCAATTCCTAAGAAAGTCGTTGCGCCTGCGCCTGATTGATAAGGTAAAGAGCCTGCTAAACCACCTGACAAATTGGTTGCTGATGTAGCAGATGCTACTGCACCGCTTACGATTGAGCCTAAAATTGAGGTAATCCAGCTAGGATTTGAGTAGCTACCAGTTGTATATACGCCATTTGTGACAGTTGCAGCGTTGCCTGAAATGCTAATACCCCATGTACCACTTGCGCCTGTTCCTGATGTGCTAGGTGCGCCAATAGTATTGTAAGAAATAGTCTGAGCAACAGAGCCATTAAAAGTTGTGCCTGATACTGCGCCTGTGCCGCTATTATTAAATGTAACGCTATTAGTTACACTTCCAGCAGTTGTTGCACTTGCAGCAGAGCCACCAATACTTAATCCTGATGCTGTGCCTGTTAACCCAGTTCCAGGACCGCTAAAACTACTATTAGCAGTAATGGTAGTACCAGTAATAGTTGAAGCAGTAGAAGCCCCAATAGTTGTGCCATTGATTGATCCGCCTGTAATTGCTACGTTATTGGCATTTTGCGTTGACATTGTGCCAAGCCCAGAAACCTGAGTATTGGCAATTGCGATACTTGTATTCGTTACGCTAGTGACTTGACCT